AATTCCATTGTAATATCTATCTTAACTCCTGCAAGATAGTCGGGGTCGCTCTCAGTAAAGTAAGTCAATGGAGCAGTATCGCCAATATCCCAAATCGCTTTAGGGTAACGAAGCTGCGCAACAATATCCTGACCTATTAAAGTCATATCACTAAGCACTTCTGTTTCGTTGCTTTCTTCCATTAACATTCTGTCCATAAAATAAAGGCTAAAATTATAAGTAATATTTTTAGCGTTTATAGTTGCTCCCGTTAGCGTGTAGAACATAGCAGGGTAAGTTACCTCTCCGTAGCTTAGACGTTCCCACACATCTCCGAAGTAAACAAAGTTAATTTGTTCGTGGTCGTTTCCGAGTGTCGTTATTTGCTTTGTTATTTGGTTTAACGTCAGGCTCATTCTTAATTTTTTCTAAATAAACACGCAGTTTATTTTGGTTTTTAATCGTTGTTACTTTACTCATAATTAGCAATCACTACAACCTCTATTCCCTTGATATAACTCCTCAAAGCTTTTACCTGCGCAGCAATCAAAATCGCCAAGCCAAATGCTCGTTGTGTAAGCATCATTCTCAGGGTGTATTGCATCAATTCCGCTTCCAGGGTTAAGATACTCAGGATAAGTTGTAGAATATTCTTTTAAGTATTTAATCATTCTTTGCTTGTAGAACTCCGCACGAGCTTTATATCTATTAGCCACGTCAATCATATCTTGCATAGACGGGTTCTCGGTATTCTCGCCACCTTTTCTTAACAAGCCTTTATTGTAGAACTGATAAGATAAACCCATAGGTAACTCACTCAATACATAGTGTACTAAAGTATCTGCAATATAGTTGTCTAATAAAGTAACTTCGTCAGCCGTTAAGTTGTTAGCCGTTATCCCTGCTTGTAGTCGATTATACAATGCACTTCCGAGCGCAGGTAAGATATACATATCTTGTGCGGTTTTAATTTCAGGAAGCACAAGTTTCTCGTCTACGTTAGCGTGTAAGCCAGAGCGGTCTTTGATATTCTGTACGCTTATGAATAATGTGTTTAAGCTCATCTTTATTTTCTTTTAACTATGTTTGAACGCCACTCGTGTCTGCAACTTGGACTATGTGTATTTGTACCTGGCTTAGTGTACCAGCCGCCTCGTCTATCCCATACAGAATAGCCAAGCCTTGCACTCATTTGCTCTATATCGCTACGAGTATAAAACTTATTGGCAGTTACTAAGTATTTGCAAAAAGGTCTGCTTGTATCTAAATCTCCGTCATTAAAACCTGGTTTCCATTCGTAAGTGTAACGAATTAAAATCTGCGTTGTTTGAGGCTTGATAGCTTCAACAATTTTACCAATAGGCTGCGTAAGCTCTCTCTCGATTATAATGTTTTGATCTATGCCTTTGCCTTGCTTTACTTCAGTTGTCTTAATAAACCCCTTTTCAATTAAAGTATCAATAACACGCTTAACCGCTCCAATATCTTCTTTTAAAGTGTCAGCAATTACTTCTGGAGTAATACGCTTATCCTTTACAATTAAGTCCAAAATATTAGATTGTAATTGTGTTACATCAGCAAACATTTCGAAGTCAGCATCGTCACTAAATCTTGTCTTGCTTTTAATAACCTCGTAATTGTTTCTATCTTCTCCGAACTCGAAGAATACCTGAAAATCTTGCTCACTAAATTCTAAATCTTCTGCACCCAACCAAGTAGCTACTTCTTCGTCGCTTAAAGCATAACCGCCTTTTAGCATTGAACTTGCTTGTTCTCTTGTAATCTTACCCTTGTTAAAATCACGAATAATGCGTTGCATATTTTGCCATTCACGACCTTTTAAGCCTTTAATATGCTCATTAACACTTAAAGGACTTGCTGCCATTGGCTGCTCTGTTTCAGCCGGTAAGCCGTACTGCGTAGGGTCAATACCAAGCTTCTCTAATATCCACTCTTTAGGTGCTACTTCTTTAATTATGTTTTCGCTAAATTCAATGCCGATTGGGTCGGTAGGTTGTAGCTTTAATTCTTCTGTAACTCCTGCATATTGTCCAAGCATATTAAATACACCTTCAAGTTGCATTTGCTTGTATCTAATGTATGTGTTGTTAAAAATCTCGTAAGCATCACGCAGTTGTTGGCGGCTACCTAATTGTCCCGGTGTTGAAATGCCAAATAAATCTGAAGCAGTAATTTGATGTCCACTGAAAATGTTGGTTTGTATTAACTCGTCTACTCTACTAAAATCTTCTTTAGTTAGATCACTTGCGCCTAAGTCATCTACGATAGGCTTTCTTGTTGCATCGTTTACAAAAGCAAGTAAATACTTCTTGCCGTCTGCACCCGTGTACATATTGTCGAACTGTCTGCTTACTGCACGTTTCTCGTCAGGACTTGGTTCTCCATTTGGTAAAGTTATAAGTTTACTTGCACTAAAGCCTGTTTGAGCATTACCTAAAACGTGCTTACTTACTTCTACATCGCTTTCGATGTAGTTAAGCGCACCAAAATAACCAGGTAAGCTATAAACATTCATTCCCGGTCTGTACTCTTTTACATAAAGTATTTGTACACCCGTTGGGTTTTTAGGGTTAAAAGCTGAGTAAACTTCCGCCTTTTCTTGATTGCGTGTTGCTTTCCAATCTTCTTTATACCAGAACTGAGTGTTGTCTTTATTGGTTCTAATCTTTGTATAATCACAATGCCATAACTCTGCAATAGTTTCGCCAAGCACACCCCAAATAACTTGTATGTAAGCTCCGCCAAATAGCTCTAAATCTAAAGCTACCTTTTTAGTTAGGTCGTTTAAAGTTTCCTCTCTATTAACTTGCTTAACAATAGGCTGCTCTCCTGCCCAGCCGTTGCCTACAATGTAGTTCACTTTGCCTCTTACGATAGCATTATGCTTGGCTGACTTGTTAAAAAGGTCTAAAAGGTATTGAGGATAGTCATTGTTTTGACCATACTGCATATATCCTTCGCCTTTCTTTTCTTTATATTCTGGCTGCTTTGCTTCCGCAAATGTCAATACTTGTATTTCCATTATTGTCTAATTGTGAATGTGCTTGTTGTTTCGTATTCGGTAAATGATATAGTAGTGCCTTCAAGTTCCATAATGCCCGTTTCGAGCAGGTTTAAGCCTGTTGGGTCGGTATTGGTAGTACTTGCTTGTTCGTAGATTGTGTAGGTATATTGCCCGTTTAAAGACGTATTAAAATAACTATTCACTACAATGCTAAATTCATTGTATCGGTCTTTGTATGCGCTTATATCCGTATTGTTTAGCTTAACAAACTTAACCTCAGTATTTGTGCTTCTATTCTCGAAAACAAATAAATAGTTCGGGTTAGTAAGCGTTTGCTTTTCGGTAAGTGTCAAAATGATATTTTGGGTTTGCCCTTTAGTTAATTGTATCATCAACTATAAATATACTAAGAGCCAAAACTTTGCAAAATAAAAAACCCCCGCCAAATTAATGACGAGGGCATCTATATACAAAACCAAAACAACCTAAGAACCTGCGGTTGTAAGTGCTGCTGCTACAACAGAGTTTACCTCTGGAGCAAGGGCAGCTTCCGCACCTGTGAAGGTTAAAGTGTACCCACTTCTATCACCTTCGGCAGTACCAGTACCTGCGTTACCGCCTGTAAGGTCTAAGCCTCTTGTTTTACCTAAGTACCAGTACTTACCATTGTTATCTTTGGCAACTGCTACTAAAGTGTTTTGAGCTAACAACAAGATTTCGTTTCTTGTGTTCGCTTGTAATTTGTTTAATACGATAGTTAATTCTGGAGCGTAGAAGATAGTTCCGTTTTGTACGTTTGCGTTTACGTTCTCAACTAATTGAGAAGTACCCTTAACAAGTTCGTACTTGTAGAACTTCTTACCTGAAGCCTTAGTCAAAGCGGTAATAACACCACTTGCTTCGGTTGTTGCGGTAACGTCTGCTGCTGCTGCAAAATAAACTTCGGTTATACCGCCTAAACTGTCTTTGCAGTCAAGAGTATAATTTTGAGTTAAAGCACAAGCCATTTGTTAAATATTGTTAGTTTGAAAAAAGTGGGTAGGTATATTTCAACCTACCCGATAAATTATGCAAGGATAAACTTAACTGCTTCGTCAGGGAATGCAATGTTTACACCCATCTTAAACTCAGATACGAAACGTACTTGGTCAGCTTCTTTAGCATAGAAAATTTCAAACTTTTCTTCTTCGTTCAATAAGTCAGTACCTAAGAACAAGTTAGATAAACGCATAGCGTAAACCTTGTTAGTTCCGTTAAGACCTGCAACTGCTACAACTTTGATTGTAGTACCAGGAAGTACGAATTCGCTATCAGCTTTAACATCAATTTGGTAATTGAAGCTACCGCTATTCTTAAGAGCGATTGTGTAAGTACGGAATAAATCTTGACCGCAGAAAATAGTCATATCGTCAGCAGCTACAACTTTAGCAGGGATTGCTTTGTAAACACCATCAAAGATAGAAATTACGTTAGCATCAGTGATAGAGCTTAAAGGAGCACCTGAAATGTAAGTAGAAGCGTTTGCAGCAACAACACCTGAAGCAGCACCGATTAACTTAACAAGACCATCGAACTTGTTTAAGTTTACGTTTACACTTGAAGTGTCGCCTTGCCATAAAGCAGTTTCTAATTGTGCAGCGATTGTCTTAGCTTTCTTTTCGCTATACTCTTGCTCGAAAGGTACGCTATCGTACATAGAGCCAGTAGGTAATGCTTTTTGTAAATACTTAGCTTCAAGGTCTTTAGGACATAAAGCTTCGTTTACTTTAATTTTACCAGGAGTTACAGTACGTTGAGTAAAGGTAGTAGAACCAGAAGCATTAAAGCCACAAGAAGCACCATCTTGGAAGATAGCGTCAGTTTCCATAATGTTGATTTTTTCGCTTGACTTTACGCCAACCATAACGTTACCTGCGCTCTTAATAAGAGAAGCAGTTTTTGCACCCAATACAGATGAAGTTACAAGTAGAGCTTCGTTTTCTTTTGTATAGTTTGCTAATGCAGATACATCAAATCCCATTTTATTTTATTTTTATTTGTTTAATAAAGCGTTTCTAAATTTCTCAATTCTATTGTACTTCATATCGTGTGTAGTAACATTAGAACCGAAGTTGTTTCTTGGTTGCGCAATAGGTTCAGCGTTAGGAGTTTTAGTAAGTGCTTCTATAAGTTCAGCTACTTGACTAAAGCCATTCTTAACTTTTGCCTCTAATTGTGCTACTTGTGTTTTTAGATTTTCATTTTCAGAAACTAAAGCAGCGATTTCATCTGCCATTTTCTCGTCCATTTTCTTACCCATTTCAGCAGGAGTTTCGTCAGCGATTTCCGCTTCTGCCTCTGGAGTTTCAATAGATACGATTTTATAAGTTTCGTCTAACTAAATTTGAGTTCCGTCTGCTAATTGGTGTTCGCCCATTGGAGCAGGACTTCCGTCTGCCAATGTAACTTCGCCACCGATAGCAAGTTCGCTAATCATAACCTTAGTTCCGTCCATAAGGCTATATTCTGCGAATGTAACAGGTACTTCTTCGATAGGTGCTTCAGCAGGAGCAGGTGCTTCTACTTGTGGCATATCTTCGAATAAAGCCCTAATTTGCATAATTGCATCTTTTGCGTTCATCATTCTTTTTGTTT